AGTTCTTTTGATCTAAGAGGTATTCTAAAAGCTGTTACAACATTTGGATTTTTAGCAACAGGTAATCCTTTAATACCTCTTGCAGCTAGAATTATTGCAGGTATTTCTACAGATGATGATAAAAAGAAAGATGTTAAACCTACAATTAAAGACCCTAAAACTAGTAAAGTTGTTAAACCTAGTGGAGATGTTTTTGGTTCTTCCTCTACAAAAATAGATGAGCCGGGATATGAAAAAGCTAAAACTTTTAGAGAGTCTAAAGAAAAAGGTAAAACTACATTTAAAGCTGCAATGGATGCAGGAGTTCCAAAAAATGTAGCAGAAAAATTAAGTGGAGAACAAATGAAACCTGCAGATCCGTCAAAGGTAGCAGGAGCGCAAAACAAAGGAGGGTTAATAAACAAACCAAAACGTAACCCTAAGAAGCCTAGAGGTAAGGGTCTAGGCAGTAAATAAATTGGCTACTCAACAATGTT